CTTACTTGAGAACTCATTATATCAGGTTGATAGCATAACGCAAGCACTACTGATGCGACATTTTGTCGCACATAAAAAAGACCCCGGTCGAAACCGGGGCCAGTCGCTCAATTTATCGGGGAGGGAGGAACCCCCGACGGCGACTATAGTAACCGAAAGCCGCGCGCAATTCCAGCGGTCTTTTCTGCGGCGCCGCGTTTAACCAGCGCGTTCATGTAGCGCGCGCACTGCGTCATCGACTTGCCGGTCTTATCTGCCAGCTCGCGGATCGACGGGTAGTAGCCGTATTTCCGGTGAAACCGCGCTATCACCAGCCGCATGTTGTGCTGTTTCGGTGTCAGCGGCACGTCAATCATCACGCACCTCTTTCACCGTCAGTGTGCTTTGCCGCACCACACGGGCTGGCTTGCCGGGCGTGGCGGGCTTGGGCGGCTGAGCCTTAAAGTTACGCATCGGCCAGCGCACCGTGTACTTTGTGTTGCCGACGATGCCGGTGGCCTGCTCGTGACTGCCCATAAATTCCTTGAGCGCCGCCTCAGCCTCGTCAATATCGGCCTCGGCCGCACGCTTGGCGTCCTTGGCGTTGACAAGCTGTGCGAGCCACTCAGCCTCGGTGGCGGGCAACTCCAGCGGCTCGGCGCCGTCGTCGACCCGTGGGTAGGCGGTGTTGCCGTCAGATGACGACAGAACCGGATACCACTCGATGTCGCGCTTGCGGCGCTCGAAGTCATCGACGGCCTGCATGATCTTCGACTGCACGGCCGCGTCGGCTTGGTACAAGAAGATGCGTAGCTCTACACCGCCGTACAAGACGCACACAGCGCCCCAAGTGGCTTTGCTGACCATCAACTGCCCTTGGAGCTGTAGCGGGCCTCTGTGGGGCGCTGGGGCGTCCTCTGGCTTGGCGCTGGTGAGCTTACTCTCCAACACGCCGGTGCCAGTCACAAACACTCGGCCGTTGGGGCAGATGATGCCCTTGTCCCAGTTTGTGTCGACCCACCCGCCGACGCCCGCATCCGCCGTGCCGTCGAGAGACGCGGCAAACGATATCTTGTCGTGGAACAGCGCGTCGTGTTCCAGCTTCAAGTCGTCGAGACCGAGGCGTTCTGCCGCAGTGGTGAGGATTACGCCCTCTAGCTGGTCGCCCCAGTCGCACGCCTCGTTGCCGTTAAAGGGCTTCGGGTCGGGCTTGCCCTCGATGTCTGCCAGCACGCTTGCCAGCAGATCGTTTTGGGTGTCATACGGCGACGCGTTAAACAGAGCCGGTATGCGGCTCGCGGTGATGATGTCGTTGGGTGTTTTTTTACCGACCATTGCCTGATCTCCTTACCTCGTTTTCTGTCATCACGCGATACCCACAAGTGTGTTTGTGAACGTAATAGTGCTTGTTGATTTGGCCGATTTGCTGTCGGATATATCCTTCACCGCCGTAAAAACGACGAACTAAAAACTCAAGCGGCCAAATCTGCCTGCCTTTAATGAACTTGAACAGGTTGCCCTGAGCCTCTGTTAGAGCTATCACACCGTCGTGCCTCTTTGCGGCGCCGTCAGGTTTAATCATGTTGCGCTCTTTCAAACATTCAAAGGCGTGTTTTTGCGCCTCTTTAACTGTCTTGAAAGATGCGCCCTTACCGCGCTTGCTCGCCAATGGGTGTGTCCACCGGCCCGTCTTGGCGTTTTTCCAGATAGTGAATGGTACGTCGTCTTTGACGCCTTCAATAACATGAAGGTTATACGTCGCTGGTTTAATAACTAATGGCATTACTTTTCTCCTTGTGCTTTTAGACGTTCAACTTTTGCCTTCCAGATACCGGCGCGGCGGTTAGCCACGTTTACACTTTCTTTGTAGTGACGCTGGGCAAGCTGGCGCACGCCCTTTTCTCTTTCCAGCGCCTCTTCAAGATTGCTGGTACGATCACGCCACTCGTCCACCTGAGTTTTCATTGCGTTTACACGCTCAGACATTTTGCGATTATAATCGTGCGACTGATCCACCAAGTCGCGCAACGCGGTTAGCACCATCACAAGCTCTGGGCTTATGCGCTCACCGGTCATAATTCTGTCGTCCATATCTTTGACGATTTTGCAGTGTCTATCTGTGTTCATTTCAATTACTCCACTTGTTAGATTTACGCAGGTTTTCTTCTGCCGTGATTACCTGCAAATTCCACGGCACATGTAGACCGCATATGTCGTTACCTTGAAGCGGCACGATGTGGTCTAAGTGAAATTTGATGAAGCCAGCCTCTTTGTTCATTCCCCTGACTTTTCTTACCAGCCGGTCAAGCTCGCGCCTGTCGCACCACCTTGGCGTCGCCCAGCGCAGGGCCTTCTGGCGTTTGAACGAGGCCAGACGCATTGCCGGTGACTGCTTGCGCCTCTCTCGCTTTGTCTTCTCAAACACAAGGCGCCGCGTTTCTGGCACAAACCGAATGATATGTTTGACCGTGCGAAACTTCGGCGTCTTGTGCGTCTTGACGCAGACGATGTCCGAGCTGACGTCGTAGTCACCGTTGAAGTAAGTCCTCTGGGTGCGGTGCTTTGCCAGCACAAGGTAGCAGGACGCGTCGGCTGGCATGCCGACAGATGTGGGATAAACGACCGTGCCAACTTCTGGCGCGTATATCGAGCCGTTTACCTCGACCGGGCGGTTGGGGTCATAGAAGTGATCGAAGACGATGTAGCCGTCTGGAAGCTCGACCTTCATGCCGTCAGCCTCAAAGGCTCTGACGACGCTCTCATGCCCGCGTATGTCTGGGGCGGTGGTAAATGCGTGTATCATCACTGCACTCCGAAATACTGCGCCGTCTTGACCATCAGCGCGAACAGGTTCCACTCAGTTGTCACCGCGTTGGTACACATTACAATCGCGAATGACATCAAAAACAAAAATCCGAAAAACTCTTTAATCATTTAACCGCTTCCTTCCCGTGCGCTTGTAGCTGTAACGGCGCGCCTTGAGCTTAGTGCAGGTCACGCAGTTGCCGTTACTGACCATACGGTCGTCGATGTGGCCGTTGATGCACGGCTTGCCGGTGAAGTATATTCTCAGGCCGCGTAGCTTGGCCGCCGCGCGGGTGATCCGGCGACCGCCAAAGTCACCCGCCTCGATTATGGCTAACGCCTTTTTGATTTCGTCGTATGATGGTACTGACATATCAATCCCCCTATTTGATTTTTCTGAAGTAGCCGCCCTGCACGACCAGATGCCCAGACCCGTCGCAGGTGTTGTAAAAATCCACATACCTGTAGTTGCCGTGGACGCCAGACCGACCGCCCTTGTAGAGCTTCTTGATCTGAACGTATTGAACTGGGTCGATGCCATTCGCGTGCAGGTATCTCGCCGCCTCGTTTTGCGCCTCTTTTATTGATGGGTGCATCACGCCAAGCAGTTTGCTGGTGCCGTCGGCTAGAAATATCTCGCTGTAGTATTCCATATCAGCCTCCCTTGGTTGGGGCGGGGCCGTTAGGCCGCCGCCTTTTGCTCGTTGATGATCTCGACGCACTTCCAAATAATGACGCGATAACAAGCGGCGTTAATTGACCATTTTGGTATGCCGCTATCAAGGTCGAGGCCACATGAAATGTCGTGGTCATCAAGTAACGTCTCTGAACAATAACGAGAAACAAACTGACCAAGAACACGGCCATCGACGTCTTTATCAAAATCATATTCAGCGTCATAAAACTCGATCATTGGTTCAGCATCATCGTGAACCAGACACATGTCACGACCATACCTGTCGCCTTGAAACACAACGCGAACTGTCCAATCGAGATTTGTCTTGAGATCAGTGATTGTAAAAACATTAGTCATTTTAGTCTCCCTTGTAAATTTACCTGTTTTGTACCTCTGTACAAATATGAATATAATCTGATATCAGTTTATTTCAAGTGTTATTTGCAGTGAATATTAAGAAAATATCAAAAAAATAGCACTATGCCTTTAATCGCCCATAGAAGCCCGCTGACGGGCTTTGGGCATTTTGTGGTAGTTTCCTACCAAAACGTCGCCAGAAGCGTTTTTAGCTTCCAGCTTGAATCACAGAAGGGATCGTAAAATGTCAGAAATTAAGCCAGTTTTGCTTCGGCTTCGCACGTCGACCATCGAGGCGCTAAAAAAGGAGCTGGAATTATCGGCTCACCGCAGTCAGTCGTCGCTTGCCGACGAGATGTTGGCGGCACAAATCGCCAGTAAAATTCGACAGCGCAGTGTGCAGTCGTCGTTGGACGGTCAGGCTGGTCGGCACGGCTTGGAGAATTTGGGCTGATGCGTGCCGGTGGTGGACGTGCCAAGGGGGCGGCCTTCGAGCGACAAGTCTGCAAGCTGGTGGAACTAGCCACGGGTCGCAAATTACGAAGACGCCTATCACAATATCAGGAAAAGGATTTGAGCGACCTTGAGCCTGCCGACGGTAAGCCGTTCCCGTTCCTGATCGAGTGCAAGCGGTATGCCAAGGGTGTGTCGCCGAGCTGGTGGGATCAGATCGTTACCGCGGCAAGGTCTTCGGCCAACACAAATGACGCCCTGCCGTGCCTGATATATAAGCTGGACTTCCAGCCGGTGCAGGTGCGTTTGCCGGTGCAGGCGCTGGTCATGCTCGGTAACTCAGGCTTGGCCGGTGACATAGCCGAGCAGTATGACTGGCGGTACACGGTGACAATGGACTGGGAAACTTTCGAGATGGTGTTGCGCGAGCATCTGGCGGTGATGAAATGAACCGGCCGAAATACGAGCGCGCCATCGACCTGCAAAACGAGCTGTCGGTCGCCAAGTTGTTGAAGCGGCACAACTACTCGCTTCACAAATTGCCCGTTCAATATGGCATCGACTGCGCCATACACTGCGACCAAGAGAATTGCATTGTGGGCTTTGGTGAGATCAAGACGCGCACGTTTGAGATAGGCAAGTATCCGACGGCAATGGTCAATCTGCACAAGGTCATACGAGCAAGGCACTTGACAGAGACCACCGGACTGCCGGTATATCTAATTGTATTGTGGACTGACGCGCTGGCGCGCATATCGTTTGCCAGCGATTTTAGTCTTCAAATGGGTGGTCGGACAGACCGAGGCGATCCGCAGGACGTCGACGTCTGTGCGTATTACCCGACTGAGAACTTCCGAATTTTGGAAGCAATTTAACTAATGTTGACGTTAAGGAGTTTATTGTTATGGCATTAGGATTTTCGACTGAAGCCCGTTCAAGCGGGGACATTTTACCTATCGTGAAATTTGACGCGAAGGGTGGTGACTGGATCAAACAAGACCGCGTCCAAGGGGCGGACGGTACTTGGCAAAAGAACGAAGAGGATATCTCGCCGGGTTTCAAGTTTGCGGCAGATTTGGACAATATGGAGGTGGGCTGGCTCAGCTTTGCGTCTGGCGCTCCTGATTTTCATATGGTCAAGATTGGTGACGCAATGGTTGCGAAGCCGTCTGATGATCATAAGCAGGCGTTTCGCATGCGTATTGTCATCAGCGGCGAAACTGGCCCGCGTGAATTTAGCCACAGCGCCAAGACGGTGTTGCGGGTGGTCGATAAGTTGCACGACCAGTTTATGGCTGAGCGCAATGCTAATGCGGGCAAGATACCGGTGATCGAGGCTGGCACGCCTGAGACGATCAAAATGCAGTCGCCGCAGGGCGAGTTGCGTTTTAAGGCTCCGGTGCTTAGCATTGTCAACTGGGTGGATCGCCCAGCCGCAATGGATGTGGCGGGTAGCGCACCACAAGAACACGCACCGGCACCGGTCGCGCCGCCTATGGCGGCAACACCACCGGCCGCCGTCAGCGCAGGCGGCGACCTGTTCTAGTGCGTGGCGGGCGACGGTTTTCCCTTGGCCGTCGCCCGCACCTTCAAGGGAACAGGGGTCGAGGGTTTTTAGATGAGCAATATTGCGAGTTACATAGAAACAGTCGCCAAGGCGTACTGGGGCGAGCCTAACCAGAAGCGCGGGCATACACTGCGCTGGGGTACACACGGTTCAAAGGAAGTCGATTTACGCAAAGGCACTTGGTTCGACTTTGAGGCTAACGAGGGCGGCGGCGTCGTCGACTTGGTGCGTCTCAATGAG